TTTTGGTATTCCTTGACTGGCCAGCCAAGGTTTACGGCCAGCGCTGCAAACTGTTCCGCCGCAGTTGCGTAAGGGTCAATAAACAAGGTGCTGGAAGTCGTCGTGGTTGGCTCGATCAGGTATGGGGCTAGTTCAATGGTTCGGCTAGGTTGCCTTGATTCGCTATTTACAGGCCCTAGGGCGAGGGTAAACCCCCAGAGTGCTGTAATCAGGCTTGCGATTATTTTGGGGGCTGTAAATGTCACATTTTCTCCAATTGGTACGGAACGCCCCAACTACCTTGAACGTTCTTGAATGCAAGTTGCGAATGCAACACGCGGCCGTTTTCGGGGTCACGGAAAATCTGAACCATGCACTGTTGCCCGTCATCAAGTGAAGTCAAAAAAACTTCGTAGTGGTAGGTCTTGTGATCCATGGTTTGTGTCCTTTCGTCGGTGCTTCCACCGTAGGCAAACCATCAGGTCATTGCAAGGATTTCGCTTCTTTCCATTGCAGTACAAGGGCTGGAACACGGTCGCCTGTGTAGTAGTTGACGTGCCAAGGCTCAGAATCCAGTTCCCAAGTGAAACCGTACAGCGCGGCGGTCTCCGCCATAAATGCCAAACGTTCCCCTGACGCTTCGCTTACATCAACAGACAAACCCAGATTGTGATTCGACTTTCCAGGTTGCGCAATAGGTGCTTTGCCTTTTTTCAGATACCAATTTTTGCCCTGATACTCCCGGGGTTTCACGCCTTCAATTGGAACTAATTGCATGCGATCATTCCATGCGATTGTTTGTGTTGCTAACGAACGGTAAGTGTCAGCTGCGCTTGTTGGCTTAAACGTTTTGATGCCATCGGCGAACGCTCGATCACGCCAAGCCATCCATGCTTGGGCGGTTAACAAATGCAGTTTGCCGTAAGGCTTAACATCAACAAGCAAATTCAATGGCAGTTCCCCTGGCGTTACATGTTGCAACGTGGCAGGGCGAATGATTTTGTGTTTATGCGGTACGGCCACGACCGAAAGCCAAATCCTTTGGGTTCACATAACGCGCAAGAACTGGCACAAGGGCGGCCAGCGCTGCTTTGCCTAGGTCGGCTGGGTCAGTGTTGCCTGTTGAATAAACAGCGATAACTGCTGCGACCACTGATCGGCCATAACTGGCCAACATTGCTTTGTCACTCTGTTTCATGTGTTTTCTCCTTGGGTTTAGATTTTAGACCATTTGAAGCAACAAGACCTGACAACGTTCCAGTCATGAACACGGTCAACGTGGATAGCAGGTCTATGAATGCAGAGTCATTGGGCGATTGATGCCCGATTGGCTGGGTGACAAACATGAGTGCGTAAACAAATCCAAGCACGGTTATTGCAAACACGCTGGCAAGAATGACTCCGACGATCACGATCAGTCGAGCGTGTAATTCCTCGGGTTTAAGGCGTGGTCTCATAAATCAGATCCCGGGTACATGTTCCAGATGGATTGCAAATTGGTGGTTCGCATTCAGGCTTCTGCCAGTTTGACGGGTCTTGGCATGGGTAGCGATATGAGCCGTCATAACCACATCCCGCACAACCCCACAACACGACTGCAATTAACGCGCCGTAGCCGATGAGGTAGCGCCATCGCATTACAAAATTGGCTGGTCGTTTATTTGCTGATTGATGAATTCGGCGTATTCTTCATCGGTCATTGTTCTAACTTCGTCATCAACTTGGATGAACACTTCGTCTTGTGGATACATCGCTACTGCTTCTTCGTATGTCATGTTTAGCCCTAACTGTTTTGGTATCCGTAAACGCGTATAGTGCCACCCGTCAAAGTTCCGCTGGATGGCGAAATAGTAAATGCGGTGTATTGCGTAGTGTTATTTAGATAGCCGTTTGATTGTCCTGCACCTGCACCAGCCGCGCCACTTGAGTTGACATATGGAGCGCTTATATAAGTAATTTTTGCTAGTTGTGGTGATTGCAAAGTTGCAGCCATGTTTATTCCGTTAGCACCTGAAAATCCGATTGCATTCCAAATAGCCCCGTTATTTACCGCAGGGCCAGACGCGGCGCTTCCGTCAAAAGGTGCGTTATAAAACGAAATGTAATACCCCGCAACTGTTGCGCCCAAAATCATTCGTATTTGAGTGCCGGCAGAACCAGCGCCACCGCTAACCGTGATCAAATAATTTTCGTAGGTAGCCGAAAACGCCCCAGTAACTTCAACGCTTGCGACAGCGCTACCTATAGTTTGTGTTTTGACAAGGGCAAGTGCACTATTGGCAGCGAAACTAAAATTCGCATTGAGTGAACTGGCGGTCAATACTTCGCCAGCGGTGTAAGTAGTTAGTGGCATAGTGCTCCTTATCCTAAGACATTCAAGGCATCAAGTGTGCCATAGGTGACGTTATCCAATATCAGTTCATACACAATGGTTGTTGGGGCTGTGCTAATTAAAACCCTGTGGCCAGAACTTAAATCTAGGTAATGCTCAATGCCTTCCACGGACAGTTCCTGGGCAAGTTGGGTTGTGCCAGTACCACTAGCAAACGTTTTTTCAATCGTGACCGTGTCGCCAATTTCAATCACTGCGACAGTGTCGCGTTGGGCTGTTGTTAAGGCCATAAATGCTGTTTCAACGGAAGTGAATCTGGCTTCAGGATCGCCGTTCAACAAATAACTGGCGGCGGTGTCAATGCTTCCTTGTTCGTGTAGCAGACTGTTAGTGATGCTTGACGTTTGTATGAAATAGGTTGCAATAGATGTGACATCGTCGGCAGTTGCAGTGTTGCCGTTTAGCCCAGTAACAACAGATCGGTTTACTACAGCGTCGGCTTCAAACGAAATCCCTAGGCCGTTGTAAGGGATGTTTGTTCCGTCATCATGGAAATCGGCTACCGATGCCGACAGCGTGTTTCCGATGCGGTTTTGGAATGTGAACACGCCTTCACGGGACATGAACACGCGCCCAAATTCTGCTGTGTCGTTTACCTGCGAAACATAAGACAACACGTTTGTTCCAGCTGCAACCGTGTATGCCGCAGCATGGCCAAGGTTTACTGTACCTGTTGCAATGTCTCGACTAGCGCCCGTAGGGAAATCCACTTCAGGCAGGCTCAAAACGGTTTCTAGTCGTTCGCCTGATGTTTCGGCGATGACGTTCAATTCGTCTAAATAGGTTTGCGACAGCAAATAGAACTGATCCGCGCAATACACAGTGACCGTGTCCAAACCGCCTAACGCGAAGTTGTAGTCATAATTGATGACGAATCCACGAAAGATCAGTTCAGGGTTGTTGGCGTTGTCGTATCGAATCAGTTTGACTTCGCGCATTGGGGCAAGCCCCGGCACGTTTTGGTTCACGTCATAAAACGGGCTGTTTTCATCAAAGGGGTTGAATATGCCTGATACGTCAAGGATTTCAAATGACATTGTTCCTGCGCTAAATGTGTCGCCAATGTCGCGACGACCACGCTTTACGCTGACCGACTGTGTTGATTCAATTACTGATGCAAACTGCGTTGTTCCATCAAGCACATAATCTGGGCTGTCAAGAATGCCGCGCAATGCGTCATCCAAAGTGAATGCGTCAAGGGTAAACCCTGCGTCAATTTGTAGGTCGTAGTTGCCAGCGTTGACAACTGGAAAGCCAGCCATCAGGCAATGTTCAGGGCAAGCGGCCCTGCACTCCTCGAATATGCGCGCAAAGCATTGACAACAGACTGACCAATTTCAGCGCTAGTTGACAAACCGCCAGTGACATTGATGTTCACATCGCCACCGCCGCCAGCATTCATTTTAGATAATGGCACTACTGCTTCAGGCCCTGCTTCGCCAATTAATGCCAAGGTTGGTTTGTTGACAATGCCGCCTTCAGCCATGGCAGGGATACCGCCAAGGTTTGCCACAATCCTGTTGACTCGCTCGGTAATCACAACATCAATGTTGACGGTGCGTTTCAATTTGGCAGCAATCGCATCCATTTTGGCCATCAGTTTTGGTGTCAGTTTGTCCAGTTCTGCCTGTATGCCGTTGACAATGCCTGTCGCGCTGTCAATGCCTGCCTGATACCACTTAGTGGCAGCGTTCAAACCAACCTTGTCGGCAGCAGCATTTGCTGAATCCACAAGCGCGTTCGTTTCGTCAATGGCAGCCTGACCGCCTGCAATCAACTGATCCGCAATGGCCGCGCCTGCTTCCGCGCCTGATGCCAAAACTTGTGCCAACGCATCCTGCGAAAGTTCCCTGTCTAACAATGTTTGGATTTTGGCGGCATAGTCCATGATTCCTTTGACCTGGCTTCGTAGGCCGTCTAGGAATCCTGCGCCTGTTTCTTTTCCTGCTTCTTGTGCATCAGCAAAACTAAACGCTTGTTTGATGCTGTCGGAAACTGACGTGGCAAAGTCTGTGAACGCGGATTTGGCATCCGTCAACGCGTCGTTGGCATCGCTTAAGGCTTCGCCCAGTTTGTCTTTGAATGCGGCAGCAAACGATTCGACTTCTTTGGTTGCGCCTCCGACAGTGTCTTTTTGTTCGGTCAGGGTTTTGTTAAAAATTCCAGCCTCATCAGCCAAACGCATTTGTTGTTGTGATGATCTGCCCAATTCCTGATTCCATGCGCCAGTTGCTTTTTCAGATTCACCAACTAAACCAGAAACCGATTTTAATAATTTGAGAAAACCTCGAAGCCCCAAGATTGCTGGGTCAATTTGTTTGTAAATAAATTCAAACCCTTTGCCAATTTTGGAGAATGTTGCCGGGTTACGTTGAACCCAAAGCGAAATGTCAACAAGCGAATTGCTGAATTCTTGAATTGCTGGCAATAGTTTTGTGCCAAGTTCAATTTGAACGTTTTTCAAAACAGCGCCAAGGGTTCGCTGACTATTTGCTAGTCCGTCACTGGTTCGCACAAAGTCGCCCTGTGCGTCATTGGTTTGTTTGTAGATTGCCGCTTGTGCAGCCAACACCTTTTGCTGGGCGGTCAGTGCGCCTTTGCCATCATAAATGCCAAGGGTCATTGCCTCTTGTTTAAGCACCGCGTCATTCAGCAACACGCCATAACGACGCAATGGTTCGGATTCACCGCGCAACGCCGCGCCAATGGCTAAAACGGCTTCCTCTGGGCTTGTATTGTTAAACGATGCCAGGTCGGTTGACAGGGTCACGAAATCGGTTGTGAACGTTGCTAGGTCATCGCCTGCCAGTCCAGCTGCTTTTCCGAATGTGCCGAATGCTCCTGCTGCGTCGAGCACAGATTGTTTGGATTGGCCAAGGCTAGTTGCTGCGGTTGCTGCAAAGTCTTTGATGCTTTTTGATGCTTGACCGAAAACGACATTGACTTTGCTTGTTGATTCTTGAAAATCTGATGCCGCGCTGATGGCTGGTTTGATAACTGCGGCAATTGATCCGATCGCGGCGGCGGCTGGTAGCGCTGCCTTTTGCAACAGGAACATCGCTTTTGAGCCTGTGCCTTGCAAGGTCGCAAATTCTGCCTTGGCGGCATTGATGCCTTTCGGATTGAACTCCGAAATGATTGGAATTTTAATTGCCATCAATAACCAAATTTCTGTTGACTTCCGCCATTACATCGCCGACCAAGTCAACCACAGCGCCTTGGATTTGTATTGCATTTGATTCGTACGCTGGCCACATAGCCCGGGATGCGTTGCCATAACCTTTGCTCATCAAGTTTTGAACGAACTGGGATGATGCGTTGTTGCGGCCTGCAATGTCAAAGATCGAACCCCAGCCTGTGCGTTGCTGAATCACAAACACTGCTACTTCATCAGTTCTGCCTTTGCGCGTGTTGATCTTGGCAATGACACCTTTTTTGACTAGGCCACCATCCCAGCCGCCTAAACGTGCATGAGCGCGCGCCATGTGAGACAGGGGCGCTTCCGATGGGAACTTGGCTTTTGCCTGCACGACAACAGGCTTCACAATGTCTTTGTATCGTTTGGTGAATTCACGACGCAGTTTAGGGTTGACTTTGTTCAACTCTTTAAGCGCTGCCTGTACGCCAAACACGTTCACTGAAGTTGTAACGCTCATCGCCTTTTATCCTTTGACTGGTCATTCAAAACACTAATGACGGTCAGCAGGTCGCGTGTGTCAAATTCTATGTGCGGCGGCCACCACCCTACTGAAACCAGCAATTCTGCTAGTTGTTTTCGGTAAGTTCCCCGCCCGTATGGTTTGGGTTTGTTTGATCCACCGCTTCAATTTCCATGTCTGGGTGATTGTCCAGCCATTGTTTCGCTGTTGGCTCGATCTTTTGTCCGCTTAACTTCAACATGAAGTGCGCCCAAAAAACCATGTCCGTGATGCCGATTCCTCGGCCGTCAGAAACTTTGCGGTTTTCTTGCTTTTCCCATTCCGCGATGCACAACAAATTTGTTGATACTTCGTGAACCTGACCGTTTGGTGTCGGGGTAACTTTCAGTTTGATTTTCACTTTGTCTCCTTGTGTCGGGCCAAGTGATGGCCGTTATCAGCTGACGCTTAGCGCTCCACCAGTGAATGAAAGATCAACCGTTGACAGTTCGCCCAACGCGCCGTTGATGACTGGCATTGATTCGAGGTAGCAATCAGCCAGGGTGAACACCTTGGTTACTGCGCCTTCAATGACGGTTGCAACAACTGTTGTGCGTGTGCCAACTAGTGCTGCCAAGGTCTGGTAGGTCTCGCTCGCGGCGTAGGACTGGAACAGGGTCATGGTGCATTCGTTGTTGTAAAGGCCGCCTGTGTAGGTTCGGCCAGTGTCTGCCAACGTGGTTTTGTCCAGCGATTCGCGCAACTGGGTAAACACAATGCCTGTGCATTGATCAACAAGCGAAACGCTGTT